GAATTTTCAAAATCAATTTGTTCATAATTAAAAATTAAATAAAATGGCATTATCATTTTCAGGCATAAGCGCATATACTAAACAAGAGATTGCGCCTTTGTTAACAGAAGCAGTATTTGCTGCTAAAACACAATCTTTGATTAAGTCTGGTGGTATCTTATTACCTAAGACTAAATCTAGCGTAGCAGTTCCAAAATTAACTACTAACGCATTATTTCAAACAGATGCATGTGGTTGGAATGCTAGTGGTACTACTACTATCTCTCAAGCTACTATCTCTGTAGGTAAAATCAAATTAGAAGAAGCTATCTGTACTAAAGATTTTGAAGCTTACTTTACTCAAGAAGCTTTGAAAGCTGGATCTACTTACGAAGATTTCGGATGGGCAGAATTTTCTACTAAGTTCACAGAGCAAAAGAATAAAATGATCGCTAAGCAATTAGAGGTTGGTTTATGGCAAGGTGATACTGGATCTTCTGATGCAAACTTAAGTAAGTTTGATGGTTTAATGAAGATCATTGATGCTGGATCTCCAGTGAATGCGAATGTATCTGGTTATGTATCTGGTGGCCCTATCTCTCAAATTACTGCTGCGAATGTAGTAAGTGCATTGAATGGTGTATATAAAGCTATCCCAGTAGAGATTATTGATGCTGATGATTTAAAAGTATTTGTAGGTAATGATGTTTACAGATTAGCAGTATTAGCTTATCAAGCATTAAACTTATACAATTATAAAGTAGATGGTGATGCTACACAAACTTTCATTATCCCAGGTACTAATGTAGAATTAGTAGCAGTAAACGGATTGAATGGTACTGGTGACATCTACGCTACAACTTTATCAAATATCGCAATGGCATTTGATTTAGAAGCAGAAGAAGAAAACTATAAGATTTGGTACTCTCAAGATTTCAACGAAGTTAGATATAGAGTAGCATTCAAATTAGGAGTAGGAGTAGCTTACACTCAAATGTGTGTGAAGTTTAAATCTACAATCTAATCTAAATAATAATCAGAAAGGGTGGTGAAAAAAACACCACCTTTTTTTTAAATTTTTTTAATATGGCATGTGCAATAACAAGCGGCTATTCAATAGATTGTCGTGAAAATATCGGTGGTGTAACTGCCGTTTATGTTGCTGAATTTGGCAACATTTCCAGTATTGCAGAGGTGAGCGGTTTAGTTACTGGCATCACTAAAGTAGCTGGTAAGAGATTCTACAAGTTTGAAGTGCCTAGAGCGACTGCAAATACATCTTCTAATGCTACTGCATCTGAGGAGAATGGATCAGTATTCTATACTCATCAAGTGGTATTGCCTCTTAACAAGAGAGATAGCACTACTGCAAATGTGGTAAGAACATTAGCTAAAAATAAGTTAATGGTAGTTACTTTAGATATGGATGGCAATTATAGAATGTACGGAAAGGCTAGAGGTTTGTATTTAGCATCTACAGAAAGTGGATCTGGTACTGCTGCTGGTGATCGTAATGGTTACAATATTACTTTAACTGGTGTAGAGCCAGATGATTTCTTACAAGTAAGTGCTAGCGTAGGTCAAGCACTTGAGACTGCTGGTTAATCTTAGGGTACATCCTGGAAGCAGTTATTTATTATGCCCTACCTACTAGATGTGGGTAGGGTTTTTAAATTTATAGAAGATGATACATATAACGAAGGGAGCAGATCAAAATATAATTTTTACTGGCCTAGAATTGGCTACTTTGACTAATCCAAAATATTTATTCATTTTCACCAGTGCTAATGAGAAAATAGTTAAATTTGTAGGAACGAATATAAGCACAGATAATAGATTTCAAGAGGTAGTAGTAGCAAAATCAAAGTTTAATCGTAGTGAGCCTGGTACATGGAGATATAAGATAAGAGAGCAAGAAAGTGCTACAAATGTAGATGAGGCCCTAAGTGGAGGGATAGTAGAAGAAGGCTTTATGTATTTGCATGAAGCATGCGCAGACACACCAGTAGAATATGCTGGAAATTGTAACGAATTTAAATCATATAATTGTGAGCAGTAAATATCAATTTGTAAGAGTAGAATTTGACCAGGCAGTGCAGCCAGTCTTTGAAGAGAAGAAAGGCCGCAACTATATAGAGTTTGGTGCTAAAAATGACTACTCTAATTATCTTATTAGCTTGTATGGTGAATCACCAAAGCATGGCGCTATCATTAAAGGAAAGCTTAACTATATCTATGGTAAAGGTTTTGATGATGTGCCTAAGCCAGCTAATACTAAAGGTGAAAGCTGGAATCAGATCATGAAGAGATCAATACTTGATGATGAGCTACATGGTGGCTATTATCTTCAAGTGATCTGGAATGCATTAGGCAAGATCGCAGATGTATATCATATTGAGTTCCAGAAAGTAAGAGTAAGTAAAGATCAATCATGCTTTTATGTTAAGGATGACTGGAATAAATCAGACTTTAAAGAGAAGCCTAGAGAATATCCAGCATTTGATCCTAACAATCCTAAAGGATCACAAATATTATTTGTAAAGCAATATAATCCAAAAAGTGATATATATCCTTTACCTAGCTATTTCCAGGGGTTAAACTACATTGAAAGTGATATTCAAGTAAGCCGCCATATCTTAGGTAATGCTAAGAAAAACTTTGTGGCTACTAAGCTTATCAATTTTAATAATGGCTTACCTCAAGAAGAGGAGCAAGCAGAGGTAGAAATGGATCTAAAGCGTAAGTTTGCTAATCATGATGGAGATCGTGTAGTAATTGCATTTAATCCTTCAAAAGAGAATGCAGTAGATATAGTGGATCTAGGTGATACAAACTTAACAAAAGAAGATTTTACTAATATTAATAATTTGATCCAGCAAGAGATTTTTGCTTGTCACCAGGTTACCTCTCCTACCTTATTTGGTATAAAAACTGAGGGCCAATTAGGTGCAAGAAATGAGATCAGAGATGCTTATCAAATATTCCAGAATACATATGTGAATGAGCGCCAACAAGAGCATGAAAAGAATTTTAGCAATTTAATGAATATGGCTGGTATTGCTGGTGAGTGGAAAATAGTACCAGTAGAGCCTTTAAGCTTTGAATTTAGCGAGGCTATTATGTCTGCTAATATGACTAGAAATGAGATTAGAGAGAAGCTAGGATTACAGCCAGAAATGACTGCTGCACCAGCTAGCGGTGTACCTCAAGCTACTCCAATGGCTGAGGCTAATGATGCTATTAAGAATTTGACTGGCAGACAATATCAAAATGTAATGCGTATAGTGCGCCAGTTTGGATCTGGTAAGATCAATAAGCAGCAAGCTAGTCTAATGCTTAAGAGTGGATATGGATTTAGTGATAATGATGTAAATACTTTTTTAGGCATTGATGAAGATCCACAGACTGAATTTTCAGCTTTTGCAGCAGATCAAGATGAGATCCTATTAAATGAATTTGGAGCGTGTGGTGATAATGTAGAAGATTTTGAAGTAGTAAGTACTCATGAAGCAAAAGATTTTCATTTTTTCGCTGATGCTGAGCTGGATAAGTTAAAGGCAAATATCTTAGACTTAATAAGTAAAGATAAAAGGATCACACCAGAGGTACTGGCAGATGTATTAAAAAGAGATGTAGAGGTAATTAATACTGCTATATCTTCTTTACAGACTGAGGGATATTTAAAAGTAATAGGCAAAGATTTAAGCATTTTAAATCCAAAGTACAAGCCATTAGTAAGTGAGCTAACTATGCCTTTATCTAAGATCCCTGGTGGTAGTAAAACTACTACTACTGAGGTACTATTAAGATATACATATGCTGGGCCAAAAGATGATCGTAATAGACCATTTTGCGCTAGGATGTTAAAGCTTGCAGAGACTAAGCTATGGAGCAGAGCAGATATTGAGAATATCAGTGAGCGTTTAGGCTACTCTGTATGGGATCGTAGAGGTGGATGGTTTACTGAGCCAAATGGCAATCACAGACCTTATTGCCGCCATAGATGGGATGTAAAAATAGTAACTAGAAAAAAGTAATAAAATGAGCTTAAACATAAACTTTATAAATGAGGAATTTATAAAAAGTAGAACTGCGGTTAGCGTAGGTATTGATGGTAAGCAATTAAAGCCAGTGATTAAATTGGCCCAGGATAAGTACATCTTACCAGCGCTAGGATCTAATCTTTATAATAGATTGCAAGCTGGTGTAGAGAATGATGATCTAAATCTAAAAGAGATAGATTTGATGAATAACTATGTAGCAGATGCATTATTATGGTTTACTATGGGAGAACTTGTAACCATGACTAGCTTCCAATTCTTTAGCAAAGGTGTATTTCAAAAGACTAGTGAAGAGAGTAATGCTCCATCAAAAGGCCAGCTTGAATTATTAGAGCGTAGATATATCAGTAATGGTGAATTTTACAAGCAAAGATTAATAGACTTTTTAAGAGCGAATCAAGAAGATTACCCACAATATTTAAGCGGTGTAATGGAATTAGATACTATTGCTCCACAAAGTAAAGCTTATACATCACCTATATATTTAGGCCGTAAAGGAAAACGAATCGTATCAAATTATGACTACCCAAACAAAGACCAGAAGTTATAAAAGGGAGTTTTTAGAGAAAGTAAAGCAAAAATTTTATGACTTACAATCAAGTAATAAAGGAAATAAGGACATTGCTGGAATCTCATGCAATGATCAAAAGCGTAAAAAATGCGACACCAAAGGAATGGTTATTTGTAGATGATCAGCCAGTATTCCCAGTATCATGCTTTGCGATCAATAGTGGATCACTAAATGTAGGCAGAGAGCAAGTATATAGCATTAGCTTATGGTTTTTAGATAAGGCTGGTGCAGAGGCAGAATTTGAGGCGGATGTAGCTAGTGATAGATTGCAAGTATGTGCAGACATAATCAGCAAGTTAAGAAATGGTGGCAATCCATGGACTATAGATGATAATATCAGTTATAATCTGATCTTAGATAAATTTGAGGACTATTTAAGTGGTGTAGAAGTAACTTTTAATATGACTACATTCTCAGACTATGATGCATGTGACATGCCTACTAACTAAAAAATTATATATATTACTATGAGCTGCAATACAAATACAAGCGCTGATTTAAGACCAGCGCAATATAACATAAAGATCTGGCGCAATGATAGCTGGATGCAAACATTTGCTCTTTTGGCAGATGATACACCTATAAGTTTAACTGGATGTACCATAGTGGTACAAGTAAGGACTAGCGCAGATGCGCCTACTGCTGCTTTGACATTAAGCACTACTAGTGGAGGTGTAACTATTGGAGGTATTAATAATAATCAGATTACATTGAATAAGGTAGTAGATATAGCTGCTGGATCTTATGTATATGATATGAATGTAAGATTCCCAAGTAATGAGGTAAAGACTTACTTATGGGGTACTTTTTTTGTTCAAGAAGATATAACTAAGCCGTAATGGAAATAATAAATGTAGCAGATCAGATTATAGAGGTAAATGTCACTAATGACATTGTAAATATACAAGCTCAAACTGGTGCTTATCCTTTGCCTAATAATGTGTACTCAGTATTTGGCAGAATAGGTAATGTGGTAGCTACAGAGGGTGATTATACATTAACGCAATTAGCAGATGTTACATTAACATCCCCAGCAAGTGGCCAGGTATTAAAATATAATGGTACTGCATGGGTTAATGGATCAGATAATAATTCAGTTACATCTGTATTTGGTAGAACTGGTGTAGTAACTGCACAAAGCGGTGATTATACAAGCTTACAAGTTACAGAAGATACAAACTTATATTTTACTAATCAAAGAGCAAGATATGCAATTAGTGGTGATAGCAATAGTGGAGTAGTATATCAAAATACTACTGGAATTATTGCTTTAGATGACATCCCTAATACAAGCCTTTTACATGATAAAGTAACCATTAATACAAAAGATGTAGCTTTAGGTAGTAGCTTAACTTTAAGCACTACAGACATAGGAGAGGGTACAAATTTATACTTTACAAATGCTAGAGCGCAAAATGCCTTAACTTATGGCAATTTGACTAGTGATGATATGGATGTGAGTGGTGGTACTGCTGCCGTAATTGGCACTGGTGCATCATTAACTTTAAAAAATGTGAATAGCAATGTAGGTACTTATGGATCATCTACTGCTATCCCAGTTATCTCTGTAAATGCAAAAGGCTTAGTTACTGGTGTAACTACAGATGCAGTATTTATTCCATCTGGTGCTTTAAGCTTTATAGGTGATGTGACTGGTACTGGTAATACTGGATCAGATACTACATTGACTTTAAAGAATGTGAATAGCAATGTAGGATCATATGGTACAAGTACAAGTGTGCCTACTATCCAGGTGAATGCAAAAGGCTTAGTTACTGCTGCATCTCAGACTGCGATCCCTACTGCTGCAAGTGGCACTACTGGTTTACTTACAAGCACAGACTATAATACATTTAAAGCTAAGCAAGATGTTCTTAATGGTACTGGCTTTGTTAAGATTAATGGTACTACAATAAGCTATGATAATAGCACATACTTAACTACAATCAGTGGAATAGCTGCTGGTGGTGAATTAAGTGGTACATATGCTAATCCTACATTAGTTAATAGTGCAGTGACTGGTAAGGTCCTAACTGGTTTAAACTTGACACCAGGTGGAACTATTGCAGATACTGACACTATCTTAGGTGCATTTGGTAAGGTGCAAAATCAAATTAGTGCTTTAGTAGGTGGTGTGATGTACCAGGGTACATGGAATGCAAGTACAAATAATCCAAGCATTACATCTAGCGTAGGTACAAAAGGATATTATTATATAGTGGCTACTGCTGGTAGCACAAACATTAATGGTATCACAGACTGGAAAGTAGGTGACTGGATCATATTTAATGGATCTACCTGGGATAAAGTAGATAATACAGATGCAGTAAGCTCAGTGAATGGATATACTGGTGCAGTTAGCTTAACTACTACAGATATAGCAGAGGGTACAAATCAGTACTTTACTACTACAAGAGCAAGAGCAGCAAATAGCGCTGGA